GCTCGTCGTCGTGCCGGTCGTCTTGGCGAGCGACTCCGACGTAAAGCGCACCTCTTCGAACGCGCCGCCCGGCGACGTTCCGTACGTGCTCTCGACCGCCAACCTCAACGCGACTGAGTTGCTGTTTGCCATGTTCTAGCTGACCTCATCGACTCGGAACGGCACGTCGAACTGCATCACCCACCACTGGTTCACGCGACCGATGGTTTGGATCTGCGGCACGCCGTACCTCACTTTGGAAACGCTAACCGCTCGGAACTCGCCAGCCAAGATGTCGCACATCTGGAGCGCAAGCAGCGAGCCTTTGCCGAGCGGGATGTTGACCATGACGCGCAGGATGCCCTCGGCGCGGCGCTTCTTCGTTGCGCCAGTGCGGAGCACCTGCATCGTGCGGTCGATGACCATCACGTTGATCCAAGGCACCGGCGGCGCAGGCGAGAACGCCATGTTGTCGAACGCCGCGTACCAGCCCTGCGAGTCGGCGAGATTCTTGACTCGCGTGCGGATCGCGTTGTGCCAGCTCAGAAGCTCGGCGGTGCCCGAGAAGCTCGAAGCCGCGAGCGCGTAGGTCTGCCGCGACTCAAACGGCACGGCAACCTCCGCAACCCACCACGGCTCCTCGCGCATGACCGGCGAGTGCACGGCATCGAACGTGCGCACCGTGCCCGAGATCTGGTTGTGCAGCTGCTGCATCAGGGTTGCCGACTTGCCGAGGATGAAGGCGTCGCCTCGGTTGAGCTGGCAGCGCAGGTACGCGCGAAGCGTGCCCTTGAGGTCGTAGAGATTGCCAGCGGACATGCCGATCTGAGTCAGCTCGCCGTAGTCGATCTGCACATCGGCCCAGAAGTTCGTGAAGGTGCCGGTCGGGTTCGGCACGACGAAGTTCATGTTCTCGTACTGAACGTAGTCGTGCGTGTCGACGGGCGTGACCCCAAACTCGTTCTCGCCGCACGTGATGAGCGCGGTGTCGACGAGCGTGTGCAGCGTCTGCATCGTGGCAGCAAACATCAGCTCAGGCCCTCGTCGACGTACGCGATCACCTCGCGCATGGCTGGCTTGAGGATGCCCTCGGGCTGGCGCACCGAGCCGCTTGATCCGCGACGACGGCGCGGCTTGCCGTCCAGCCCCTGCCCAAGCTCGGACTCGCCGCCCGGCGCGCGCTCGACGCGGCCATCGTCCAACACCTCGATGTACTCGACGTTGTTCGACAAGAAGATGTGCAGCGACTTGGTGCCGTTGATGACGCGGGTGCCGTTGCCGATCGTCTTGCGTCCACCCTTGTCGGTGTGCTTGATCTCGGTCGTGACTGGCGCGTCGGTCGAAACGATCCACCCAGCGCGTGCGTAGCCGGTGTCCACCGGCGTGTTGCGCACGCAACTCTCGAGCGCCTTCAGCGCAGCAGCGCGCACGACGATCGGGATTTCCTCCTCCTTGAAGCGTCGCACCTCGACGCGCAGCTGGTCCGCAAACTCGGCTGCGCGATCCTGCATGCTCATCGGCGCACCGTCGCCTTGTACGCCGCGACCAGCGTGCCGCTGTAGTACGCCTCGACCTGCGTGGCCGTGAACGTCTGCCCGTCGATGTCCACCTCGTCGCCGACCTTGGGCACGAACACGATCGCCGACGCCGCGAGCATCACGTCACACTCGCCCTGCTCGATGACTTGACCGGGCTGGTACAGCTGCGACGGACCCGTCGGAGGCGAGATCGTGACCGTGTGGTATGCCGCCGTGCGATCGACTTCGCCGCTCGTCGGACTTTGCGTGTCCGTGTACTGCGTCCACGTGACCGACATGCCGAACTCCTCGATCAGCGTCTCCGCGACCGCGCGCATCTTCGCGTCGAGAAAGCCCGGCATCAGCCCCTCACGATCTCGCCGCCAGCGACGAGGTACGGCTCAAGCAGGCGCTCGACCACGGTGTAGATCTTCTGCGACGACTTGCCGCCCGTGTAGGTCACGCTGTACGCGACGGCGCCAACGGTGGAGGATTCCGACGCGACGTTGCTGGTGTCCGTTGCCACGTCGCTCATCAGGTCAGCCGACAGCGCGCGCACGGCAAGCTCGACCTGCGCTTCCTTGATCGCAGCCGGGATGCTGTCCGAGTCGAGCACGTAGCCGTCGTAATCCTCAACGTCCGCGCGCGGCCAGTCGAGAGCTTGCAGCTCGGTCGAACGGATGCCCTTCCACATGCCGCGATACGTCTGCGTGATGTAACGCTGCGCCTTGATCAGCGCCGTTTCTTTGGTTCCAGAAGCGCCCGTCCACGCACTCAGGCCGACTTCCGAGGCGTACGCATCCGCGTCGGCGACCGAGATGAAGCTCGTCGCGTTGCTCAGGCCAGCTCCAGTTTCGACCACGAATGCCATCGGCGATCTCCGTTGCGGTAGATGTTGAGCCGAGCGACGGCGACGCGCACCGCCGCCCGGCTTTCCTCACTGGTGTCGAACTAGCTCACGTCGCGCAGGCGCGTGGCGAGGCGGTGGTTCAGCACCTTCCAGCCGTAGAGCACGTCGAGCGCGACGTGGACTTCCGAGCTGTTGCCGACGTAGTAGATGCGCGAGCGGATGGACAGGCCCGTGACGGGATCCTGCACCGACGCGATCTGCGAACCGAGCGCCGAGCTGCCGAACAGGCCAGCGTTCGTGTAGTCGGGCAGACGCGCCATCGCCAGCGCAAACGCATCGCGGTGGTACGCGACGCACTCGCCGATGACCGAGGTCGCGGTCGCGGTGACGACAGCGTTGTCGGCCACAGAAGCCTCGAGAGCGGGAGCGATCGTCACGCCGGTGAAGGCGTTGGCATTGGCGGTCACCGTGTTGGTCACGGCGTACGCCTTGCCACCGATCGACAGAATGTCGCCAGCAGCGAGCGTGCCAGCCACGGTGCTATCAGCCGCGTCAAGGTTGATCGTGCTCACGCCCGCGGCGTAGCCAGCGGCGTTGTTGATCAGCAGCGCCGTGTCGTTGATGCTGCCCGCCGTGTGCGCCGGGACGTTCTGGTTGGCGAAGATGCGACCGAAGCCGAAGCGACCGCCGATCGAGCCAGTCACCTGCGAGTCCGTTCCGATCGTGCCCGAGCCCTGCCACTGCGAGAACGCGGACTGGTTGAGCAGCTGCTGCTCGATCGTCGGCGTGACCATCACCGACAGGCGGCTCGGATCAGACATCGGCGCGAGGTTCGTCATCAGGATGCGACGAGCGTCGAGCAGGTCGTTCGGAGCAGCAGGAGCCGAAGCGGTCGACGCGCTGCCGATCTGCTTGATCAGAGCGCAGCCGTCCGTGTCGATCTTGTCCGCGAGCGCGTACGCCGCAGGCGCGATGTGCTCCTGAATCATGCGGTCGCCGGTGTAGGCCAACTCCCTGTCCGAGAGCTTGAACTTGACCTCGAACCACTGGTCGAGCGCGATCTGCACGCTCTCGGTGTTCGCGTCCGAAGCGGCGGCCGGAGCCGAAGCCGCAGTGAAGGTGCTGGGACGGCGGATGTTGATCACATCGCCGCGACCGAAGGAGCGACGCTCCTCGTCGAAGCCCATGTGCACGGTGTTGGCGAAGCCGAGGCCCTTCCGCAGGAAGATCAGGGCTTCGTTGGCGTAGAACGCCGGGTTGTAGTTTCCGAGAACGTTCGGCATGAGAGTGAATCCTTGAGCGCAGTGCGCCCTGTTGGTGATGAGTTGCGGTCCTCAGCTCCTCGGAATCACTCCTCGGCGCTGCGCGAGAGCGTCACGCTGCTCGCTTCTCCGTCGAAGCAGAAGGCTTCGTCGGTGTTCTAGTCGTCGGTGATCTGCACCTGCTGCCCGGCAGCGTGCGCACGTTCGCGCACCTGCTGGTACGCGCGCGGATCGTTGCGTGCGACAGAAGCAGAGATCGTGAAGTTGCCCGCAGCACCTGCGCCGCGCGCGGTCTGCATGCCCGCGCCGCTCGCGCCCGTGCCTTGGAAGGCAGCAGCGTAGCTGTCCTGCGCGCGCATGCTCTCGACCAGCGACTCGATCGACATCGGCTGCATCGATCCGTCCTTCGACATCACGTGCGCCTTGTTGCCCGAGGCGTCGACGACGTACGCCGTCAGCTCGCCGTTGCTGTCGAGGTCGGCCTTGATGCGACCCTTGACGTGCGGCAGAAGCAGATCGACGTTGCCCTTGTGCTTGGCGAGGGCTTCGCGTGCCTTGGCTTCGACAAGCTCGCGCTCGAGCTGCCCGCGCAGCTTCGACGTTTCCTGCTGGTACTTGGACTGCGCCTCCTTGAGGAGCGCGTCAGCCTGCGCCTTCGCGCGTGCTTCGGGCGGAGAATCCTGCCACTCCTTGACCTTGGCGAGCGCCTCACGCGCTGCACGCGGGTCGAGCCCGTCCATCGCCTTGAGCTTGGCCTCAAGCTCGGCGCGGGTCGTGCGCTCGGAGCCGAGAGCCGCCATCAGCTTCTCGACGGGCTTCACGTCCCAGCCCTTGACGGCTTCGACGTTGAGGACGTAGCCGTCCTCGGTCTTGGTGTAGAGCTCGCCGCGCGAAAGCGTCACGCTTTCAGGGAGTGCTGCGAACTCGGAGTCGGACAGGACAGTCTTGGGTTTTGCCATTCGTGTTTCGTGTTGTGATTCGGCGTCACGCCGTGGTCGCCAGATCACCCAGCGACCCTTCCAGAACTACCACAAGCGCGGCGCTATTCAAGGTCGATGCGCTCCAGCTCGGCCAGCTGCTCGAGCGTGAGGGTGCGCCCGGACTGGTCAACCATCTTGGACAGCTTCAGTTCGCCAGCCTCGAAAGCCTTGGCGCGCGTAGCGCCGAGCGCCTCCTTGAGGTCATCCGGCGACAGGCTCTTGAGCCAGTCCTCGTACTTCACGGTCGAGGCCACCGCGCCATCCATCGACTCGCGCGTGCCAGCCGTGACCTTGCCTTCGCCGCGCTTTTTGCGACCGAGGATCTCGGACAGCGGGCGCACGACCGGGATGCGAGCGCAGCGGCATGCGCCGCCAGACGGGCCCGGAGGATGCGCGGGCGGCATCGGGCCCTCGCCGACGGGGAACGTCTTGCCGTCGAGCACGCCACACTTTGGGCAGGTGCGCGTGTCCAGCGTTGCGACCCACTGCTCCTGCTCGATGATGTCGGCGTTCGCCGCAGCAAGCTCTTGCCGGGCCTGATTGGAGACATGGATCGCGGCGTTGCGAGCGATGCCTTTGGCGTGCCGGTTCGTGATCTCGAACACGCCGTCGGTGCCGTCCAGCTCGGCGGTGCCGCGAATGCGCTTGGCGATGTCGGGCACGCTTTCGCCTTCCGCAAGGCCGATGCGCACCTCGCGCTCGATGCGATCCGTCGTCTCGACGGTCAGCTTGTCGAACCACTCCTCGATGCCGTAGCCCGCGATCGGTCGCTCCGTGACCAGCGCGCGCAGCCGCTGCGGGTCGGGCAGCTTGACGTTCAGCTCAAGCTCCACGGGCAGCGCGTCCTCGAGCGCCTTGCGTTGCCACTTGGCCTCGTAGCTGGCGAGGCGCTCCAGCTCGGCGACGTTGTTGGTCTTGACGCTTCCTATGCCCTCGTCCACGAGGTTCAAGATCGCCTCGCGCATCTCCTTGAATCGTCGCGTGGACTCGACGCCAGTGTCGTAGCCACGCGCCTGCATGCGTTCTAGCCGTGTGGTCAGCTTGCCCATGATGTCGGGCAGCACTTCGAGCTTGAGGAAGTCCTCGATGCGCTGCGCTTCGGCTGCGCTCAGGCGCTCGAGCTGGTGCGCGTGCCGCAGCCAGTCGCGCACGAGCTTGTCGTTGACCGTCTGCGGCTTGCCTTCGAAGCGTTCGTCGACTTGGCTCATGGCGTGAAGATTAGCCGATAGACCTTGGCGTACGCTCGGCCCCAAGCCGCGTCGTGATCCTCGCGGCGCGACCCAGACTGCCAAGCGAGCGCGTGCGCCCATTCGTGGCAGAGGGTGTCGGTCAGTTCGCCGACTGTGCAGCTGCGCCCCTTCGGCGACCACGCATCGGCGATGCGCAGGTTCACGACCACGCGAAAGCCGCGCCGGTCGAACAAGCAGTAGCCGTACTCGTAGGTCAAACGCTTGGAATGGATCACGCGCGCGCGCCGATACAGCGGCAGCTTCTGCCGCAGCTTGGCCTCGACCGCAAGCAGGTGCTCACGCGCGCTCGGTGCTCTTGCGACCACGACCGTTGAGCCCTGTGCGCAGGTAGATCGGACGGTCGGCTGCGAGCCCGTGCTCGGCGCTCCAGAACTGGAGGCGCTGCACCGGCACGCCCGAGGCCGACAGCTCTTCGCGCGCGTAGTCGTTGTCCGATTCGGTTGTCCCGTTGCAGAACCACCAGCGACCGTTGAGGTTGCCCGTGGTCATCGTGTGGAAGTGCCCGAAATACAGGTGATCCCACGGCTGCTCGATCGAATCGATCCAGCCCCACGCGCGCTTCGCAGTGCCGTAGAACGGGAAGCCACCGAAGCCGCCGCGAATCTGGTGCCCGTGCACGATTAGGTGCCGATGCCCGAGGACGTTGTTCACGGCGAAGAAGTCGTCAGCGATGTCCCACACGATGCGGTCGTGCTTGCCGACCATCATGCGCGCGACCTCGTAGCACACACGGTCCCAGTTCGTGCGCGGGTGCGACCCAGCGTGCTTGCTTCCGGGCCGACCAAGATTGACCGCCACCGCGACAACCTTCACGTGACGCGCTGCGGCAGCCAGCGTCAG